GGCGGCGCGGAGGTATACAGCGTTGCCACAAAACGCGATCAGGCGAAGATTATCTGGAGCGAAGCCAAACGAATGGCGCAGCAATCCCCCATCCTTCGCCGCCTGATCCGCCGCCTTGTGGGCGAAATGATCTACGACCGGGCCTTTTCCGTTTTCCGCGCGCTGGCCAGCGAAAGCGATACGTTGGACGGCCTGAATACGTCGTGCTGCTTTGTGGACGAACTGCACGCCATCAAGGACAAAAACCTGATCGACGTGATAGTGGACAGCATGACAGCCCGCCTGCAACCCTTGTTATTCGTGTGTACCACCATGGGCACGGTGCGCGAAAGTGTGTTTGACGACACATACGAATACGATTGCAAGGTGCTGGACGGGCAGTTTGCAGACCGGCACACGCTGCCGATTATCTACGAGCTGGACAGGGGCGACGACTGGCAGAACGAAGCCTGCTGGAAGAAGGCAAACCCAGGGCTGGGCACGATTAAAGACCTTGCGAAGTTCCGCGACAAGGTGGCCAAGGCGAAGAACAAGCCCAACGAAGTAAAGAACCTGCTTTGCAAGGACTTTAACAAACGGGAAACGTCCAGCGAGGCGTGGCTTACGTACGAACAGCTTTACAACCCCGCCACGTTTGACCCGGCCGTGATGAAGTTCAGCTACGGTATCGGCGGGGCCGACCTGTCCAGCACCACAGACCTGACGGCCGCGAAAATGCTGTGCATGAAACCGGGCGACCCGCACATATACGTTTTCCAGATGTACTGGCTGCCGGAAGAGCTGCTGGAGAGCCGGACAAGGGAAGATAAGGTGCCCTACGACGTATGGCACGACCGGGGTTTTCTGCGCACAACGCCCGGCAACAAGGTACACGCCGATTACGTGACCCAATGGTTTACGGAAATCCGCGAACGCTACGGCATTTACATGCCGTGGTGCGGATACGACGGATGGAGCGCCGATTACTGGGTGGAGGGCATGAAAGGCGAGTTCGGCACGGAGTGCATGCAGCCGGTGCGGCAGGGCAAGGCCACGCTTTCCGGCCCGATGATGCGACTGGGGTGCGATCTGGAAGCAAAGCTGATTGTGTACAACGCAAACCCCATCGACATCTGGTGCCTGAGCAATACCTGCGTGGATATGGACACAAAAAACCAGACCATACAACCTGCGAAAGGCCGCGACACGCGAAGGCGTATCGACGGCCTTTCGGCGTTACTGGACGCGTACGTGGCGCTGGAAAACAACCGCGACAACTACCTGAACATGATTTGAGGTGATGGGAATGCCCGAAATACGGAACATGCTGCAAAGCCTGCTGAAAGGGCGGAAACCGCCAGCCGACACCGTGCGCTATGAGCTGGTGAACGCGAGCAATTCCAGCTTTATCCCGTTTTCCGGTAACACGTACGAAAACGACATTGCGCGATCCGCCGTGTGGACGATTGCGGAAGCCGCGGGAAAAGCCAGCTTTTTGCACGTACGGGGCGAAGGGGCCGATATGCGCGCGAACCCCGACCCGATGATCCGCCTGATGCTGGAACAGCCCAATGAGTTTATGACCATGCAGGACTTTATCGAAAAAATGGTGACCCATCTGGAACTGCACAACAACGCGTTCGCCCTGATCGCCCGCGGGCCGAGCGGCAGAGCCACAGCGCTGTATCCGCTGGACTACGCGACGGTGGAGCTGCGCGAAGCCGTGAAAACCCACGACCTGTATTGCCGGTTCCGCTTCCGCGGGGCGCGCACGCTGGAAGTGCCGTACGGCGACATCATCCACCTGCGCAAGCATTTTAACGCCGACGACTTCTTCGGCGACGGCAACAAGGCGGCGTTATACAACCTGATGGAGATTATCAACACCACCGATCAGGGCATGGTGAACGCCGTTCGCAACAGCGCGGTCATTTCGTGGCTGCTGAAATTCAAGCAGACGCTGAAGCCGGAGGACATCAAAAAGCAGATACAGGAGTTTTCCGAAAGCTACCTGAAAACCGCCGCCAACGGTTGGGGCGCGGCCCCGACCGACCCGCGCTACGACGCGGAGCAGGTGAAGCAGGATTCCTACGTGCCCAACGCGCCGCAGATGGATAAAAGCAAACAACGCCTGTACGCCTACTTCGGCGTAAACGACGCAATTGTGCAGAAAACCTATAACGAAGATCAATGGAATGCGTGGTTTGAAGGCAAAATTGAGCCGATTCTGATGCAATTTGCCCGCCAAATGACCATGAAAATGTTCACGATGAAGGAGCGCGCGTTTCGAAACCGCATTGTTCCGCAGAGCACGGCGATGGCTTACGCGTCCATGACCACGAAGCTGGGCCTTGTGGCGATGGTGGATCGCGGATCGCTGACCCCCAACGAATGGCGCGAAACGATGAACCTGCCGCCCATCGAAGGCGGCGACGCGCCGCTGCGCAGGCTGGATACGCAGGCGATCCCCGCTGAAAAGAAACCGGCTGACGGCCCGCCAAATTCGCAACCGATTGCGAATTTGAAAGAGGAACCGCAGCCCGACCCGAAGCCCGACGACCCGAAGGAGGGAAAAGAACCCATGGAAGATAACGAACAGCGCGCCCAAAAACCGACCGTTCCGCGCCACGACTGGGCCTTTGAAATCCGTTCGGCCGAAGCGCCGCAGGACGGAACCGAAACGCGCCGGAGTATCGTGGAGGGGCGCGCCGTAACCTTTGAAACGCCGGTTGTGATGTACGAATGCGACGGCATCAAGTATTACGAGGTGATCCGCCGCGGGGCGCTGGACAACGCGGATATGAGCGACGTGCCCATGCGCTACAACCACAGCGAAAGCTACATGATCGTGGCGCGGCACAACGCCGCGCGCCCGAACCGGAGCAACCTTGACCTGACGGTGGACGATTCCGGTCTGCTGATCCGCGCCGACCTTGCCAGAACCGAAAGCGGACGGCAGCTGTACGAAGCCATTGAAGCGGGGCTGATTGAGAAAATGAGCTTCGCGTTTACCGTGGCCGAAGAAAGCTACGATCAGGCGACGCATACCCGGTCGATCCTGAAAATACAAAAGCTATGGGACGTAAGCGCCGTGGACACGCCAGCTTACGATTCCACGTCGATATTTGCCCGCAATCGCTTTCAGGCGGAGGCGGAAAGCGAGAAAAAAGCCGCGGAGGCAGCCGAACGGCGCAAACGGCAGTTAGCTTTGGAACTGGAAACGACTTTAGCAATTTATGGAGGTGTGAAACTATGACCCGGAATGAAATTATCACCCGTTTGAGGGCCATCCAGACCGAAATGCGCAGCGAGGGCGCGGACATCGAAGCCCTGACCAAAGAAGCGACCGGCCTGCGCCAGCAGCTGGAGCAGATCGAAGCCCGCAACCGCCTTTTCGACGGCCTGCCCGAAGAAGGCGCACCGGAAACGAACCCCATTGAGAACCGGGGCGGCGGCGGACAGCCCGAAAGCCCCGAAGAAGCCCGCGAACGCACGATTGCTTCGCCCGAATACCGCAGCGCGTGGCTGCACCGGTTGCAGGGCCGGAGGCTGAACGAAGCGGAACAGCGCGCCATGAGCACCGCGGCGGACAGCGCGGGCGCGGCCGTGCCGCAGACCACCATGAACCTGATTACCGAGCGGCTGGAACAACGTACGGCGCTGTACCCGTTAATCAGCCGTTCCAACGTGCCGGGGGCGCTGAAAATCCCGGTGGAGGGCGCAAGCACCGCGGCAAGCTGGAAACAGCAGAACGCGGCCATTACCGCGAGCGAAGCGCCGGTAAACAGCGTATCGCTGGCCGGGTACGAGCTGGTGAAGCTGGTAACGGTAAGCATCGCGGCGAAGCTGATGACCATTGACGCGTTTGAAAACTTTGTGGTCAACCAGATCGTGCGCAAAATGGCCATCGCCATCGAAGCGGCCATCGTTTCCGGCAGCGGCACGGACGAACCCACCGGCATCCTGACCGGCGTAGCCTTCGCCACGACCGGCACCGCGCCCAACAAGGTGGAATTTACCAAGGGAAGCGTGCCGACCTACGACAACATCATGGACGCGCTGGCCCTGCTGCCCGGCGATTACCACGCAAACGCCGTGTTCGTATGCTCCACCAAAACCAAGTACAAGTACATCCGCAAGATCAAGGACAACGACGGCCGGCCGTTCTTCGATCAGGGCATGATCGACGGCAAGCGCGTGGTGGTGAACGACCGTGTGCCCGATAAGAAAATCCTGATCTGCGACCCCAGCTACTACCACATGAACGCGCAGAAGGACATCACCATCGACATCAGCGACCAGAGCGGTTTCCGCAACGCGCAGATCGACTACCGCGGGTACGCCGTGATGGACGGCAAACCGCTGCTGGCGGAAGCGTTTGTGCTGATCGACGAGGCGACCGCCTGACCGGCGGCCGGACAGGAGGGCATGAGGAATGAGCGCATACAGTAACGCCGCGCTGACGGCCTTTGTGAAAAAGCATCTGCGGGTGACGGCCGAAACCATGGATGAGGAAGTGAACGGCCTGATCGCGTCGGCTTTGGAAGATATGAAAATGCGCGGCATTGACGCTGACGCTTCGTGCCCCGAAACGGCGCGCACGGTGGGCGATATGAAACCGCTTGCCGTACGCGCCGTGGTGTATTACTGCAAAGCCAATTTCGGCATTGCCGTGGACACGAACGAAAGCGGCCAGTATCTGGCGCGGTACGAGGGCCTGACGCAGAGCATGAGCCACGCGGGCGAATACCGGCTTGCGCCGGGAACGGGCACGGCCGACGCTACCGCACCCTGAACAAGGGAGGACGAACCATGCCGGGCATGAAAGAACAGGTGACGCTGCTGACCACTACCCGCACCGCCGACGCATACCAGCGCCGCACCGTGACCGAACGGATGGTATTCGCCGAAAAGCTGCCCAACTACGGCGCGGAGTTTAAAACCGCCAGCGCGGGCGGGTACGAGTTGCAGCACATTATGAGGGTGCACGCCTACGAGTACGGCGGCGAGAAGGCCGCCCGCTACAACGGGCAGGAATACGAAATCTACCGCACCTTTCAAAAAAACGACGACTGGGTGGAACTGTACCTTTCGACCAAAGCAAAGAAAGCGGGCGCGACTGCATGATGCACGTAAAATTCGACACCCGGAACCTGATGGACAAGTTCGCCCGGATGGTGGACGACATTACGCAGGTGGACGTAGACGAAGCGGTGACGCAGGCGCTTGACGAAGTGGCCGATGATCTGCTGGAAGAAATGCAGGCGGCGGTGAAGCGGCATTACCGCACCGGCAGCGCCTACGAAGCCGTAAAGCGCACCGAGGTGCAGCGCGCGGGCAACTACCAGTGGGTGGAAGTAGGCGCAATGTACATCCGCGCGGAGGACAGGGACGGTTTTCATATCGTGTATCTGGAATACGGCAGCCCGACGCTTGCCGCCGACCCGTGGCTTAGGCCCGCGATGGAAAAGCGCGCGCAGATTAACCAGATCATCCTGAACGCGTTCAGGGAACAGGGGGTGCCCAATGTTAAAGCCGCGTGATACGCCCATGTACGAATACCTGTACGACGTTTTGAAAGAGGCCGTGCCCGAATGCGCGGCCATCAGCTACCAGACGGACGGCGCGCTGCCCGACGCGTTCGCGGTGTTCTATCTGGTGGCGGGCAACCCGCAGGCGTTCTTTTCCGGCCGAGCAAGCCGGGAAAACGAACGGTATTCGGTTGCCTACTACGACCGCGACAAGCGTAACCTGATCCCCAAAGCCGACCTGATCCATACCGCCATGAAGAACGGCGGTTTTATGTACGTGGGCCGAAGCGCCGACCTGTACCACGAGGATACCGAACACTGGGTGCGGACGCTGGACTTTCGGTATTACGAAGAAAACAAGGAGGGATAACCCATGGAAAGAACCATTAACCCCGCCGTTGTTGGCGAAGCAATCGACGTATCCGACCTGTACATTGCGCCGGTGAACGCCGATACCGACGCGGCCTATACCCCCGGAGCGCCGGAAAGCCTTGCGCCGGTTGCCACCATCGCGCGCGAAACGGCCGTGAACACGAAAACCCGGTATTACAGCGGCAAGGCGCTGTTTACGGACAGCAGCGAGGGCGAAACGAAGCTGACCGTCGCCATCCCCGGCCTGACGATCAAAGGACGCTCCAACCTGCTGGGCAAGCCTTACGACGCGGCCAACGGCAAAATGTACGACGACGGCGTGGCCAGCGCACCGTATTTCGCCATCGGCTACCGGGTATCGCGCCCGGACGGCGTGGCGGAATACGCGTGGCTGCTGAAAGGCAAGTTCGCCATCCCCAAGGACGAGGCGGAAACGAAAACGGACAGCATCAACGAAAAGACGCTTTCCCTTGAATTTACTGCCGTGGCGACCAACCACAAATTCCAGCTGGGGACGAACCGAAAGGGCGGCGCGAAAGGCGTGTACGCCGACACCAGCGACGCGAAGTTTACCGGCGCGGAGGCGTGGTTTGACGCGGTGCAGAAACCGCCCGAAATCGCTTCCGGCACCTGATAATGAATAAGGAGGAACGTAACCCATGGATAAACTGACCTTTGCGCCGGTGGAACTGACCCTGTACGACGCAAACGACGAGCCGGTAAAAACCTTTTCCAAATCGGTGATCCGCTGGGGAATGCTGAAACAGGCCATTAAACTGGCCAAACAGCTGGAGGGCAGCGAAAAAGAACTGACCGAGGACAGCCTTGACGCGCTGTCCGCTTTCGCCTGCCGCCTGTTTGACGACCAGTTTACACAGGAGGCGCTGGAAGCGGGCGCGGACATTGCGGAGGTGATGGCCTGTTTTAAAGCGGTGGTGAACCGGGCCAAATCCATGGGAAACGCATAGAGGGGGACGCGGAGGCGGCCCCCTCCCCTTACTGGCCACAGGAACTGGAATACCAGATGTGCAAAATCCTCCCCGGTACAAGTCTGGCGGCGTTAGACGATACGGACATCGAAACGCTGCTGGACTTTGTGCTTTATATTACGGATCAAAACCGCAGGGAAAAGGACGAATACGTGACCCTGAACGGAAAAAAGTACCGAAAAGTGAGTCAATTTACCCAACGCATCTAAAGGCAGGTGATCGACGTGGCCGCCGAGGACATCAGCGGAAAGCTGGGGCTGGACACCACCGACTGGAAAACCGGCGTATCGCAGCTGAACCGTGACGTGCGTACCATTGAAAGCGGTTTTAAGGCTGTGGCTGCCGGAATGGACGACTGGACAAAATCCGCCGACGGACTGAAAGCCCGCAACAGCGCGCTTTCCGACGTGATTGCCAAACAGAAAGAAAAGGTATCGCTGCTGGAAGGCGAATACGGCCGCCTGAAAGACGAAGCGGAAGCAAACGGGGACACCACCGAGCGCACAGCGGCCGCCATGCAGGAGTTTGAAATCAAAATCAACAAGGCCAAGGAACAGCTGGCCAAAAGCGAAACCGAGCTGCGCAAAAACACCGAGGCACTGGACGGCATGGAAAGCGGTTCCGACGATGCGGGCAAGGCGACCGGCGAGCTGGCCGAAAAGGAGAAAAAGGCTGAAAAGGAAGGCAAGTCCTTCGCCGAAACCCTGAAAAGCGCGGGCGCGTACATCAGCAAAGGGTTTGTGGCCGCCGCCAAAGCCGCCGCAGCCGCGGTGGCGGCGGTGGGTACGGCCATCGGCGCGGCGGCGAAAAAAGCCTTCGACTTTGCCACCGGCGCGGGTGAAATGGCGGACAACGTAAAAACCCTTTCGGATCAGACCGGCATATCGACCGGGAAATTGCAGGAATGGGAATACGCGTCCAACTTCGTGGATGTTTCCGTGGACACCATGACCGGCAGCATGGCGAAAATGATTAAACAGATGGGCAGCGGCAACAAGGCGTTCGATACGCTGGGCGTGTCCATCCGGGACAGCAACGGCAACCTGCGCGACAGCGAGGACGTGTTTGCCGACGCAATCGACGCGCTGGGCGGCATCAGCAACGAAACCGAGCGCGACGCGCTGTCCATGGAACTGTTCGGGAAATCCGCGCAAGACCTGAACCCGCTGATTAAGGCAGGCGGCGACGCGCTGAAACAGTACGGCGAAGAAGCCAAAACCATGGGCACCGTTTTCGACGAAAACGCCATCGCCGCCATGGGCAGCTTTGACGACAGCATGCAGCGGGCCAAAGCGACCGCTTCGGGACTGAAAAACGCTATCGGGCTAACGCTGATACCGGCTTTTCAGCCGCTGGTGGATACCGCCGCAAACGCTATGGCGCAGGTTTCCACCGCGCTGCAGGACGGATTGCAGCCCGGAGAACTGGAAACCATTATGGCGGGCGTGCTGGCAACGATCAGCGATATGGTGGGACAGATTATGAACCTGTTCGTGAGCGCCATGCCCTACATTATCGACGGCATCAACGTGATCGTAACCCAGCTGGTAGCCTATCTGCCGTCGCTGATCGAAACCATCCTGCCCGCCGCGTTCAGCCTGCTGCAAAGCCTTGTGGACGCGATTACGCAGAACATCGACCCGCTGGTAGCGTGCGCGCTAACGCTGGTGACGATGCTTGCGCAGTTCATCATCGAAAACATACCGACGCTGGTGGCGGCCGCGACGGATATTATCAACGGACTGGTGGACGGCCTGATCGCCGTATTACCGAGCCTGATCCCCGCCGCGATCCAGATGATGGTGCAGCTGGCACTGGCGCTGGTGCAGGCAATCCCCGAAATTACGGCTAAACTGCCGGAAATTATCGACGCGATTATCAACGGCCTTACGCAGGTGGACTGGGCGGCAACGGGTACGGCGATCCTGCAAGGCGTGATTACCGGGCTGCTGTCGCTGGGCGAAACCCTGCGGACGACGGCGGTTGACCTGGGAAACCGGATATGGAACGCCATTACCGGCATTGATTGGGCATCGCTGGGAACCAACCTGATTAACGGTGTGGTAAACGGCATGGGAAGCCTTGTGGACAGCGTGAAAGAAAAAGTGACCGGATTCTTCTCCACCATATGGGGCGGCGTTAAGGACTTTTTCGGCATTCACAGCCCGTCCACCGTTGCGGCCGACGACGGCCGGAACCTGATGCAGGGTTTCCAGAACGGCGCGGAACAGGCGCAGCCATCCGTACTGGATAAGGTAAAGGGCGTATTTAAGGGCATATGGGACGGTATCAAATCCATATTCGGCTTCGGCGGCAACAACGAAAGCGCGGAGGCCGAACAGACCGGCAAAGACGTAACGCAGGCGGTGGCGGACGGCATCAGCGGCGGCGGCGAGAGCGCAAAGCAATCGGCCAAATCCGTTTCCGAAACCATTGTGACCATGTTCCAGACCGAACTGGGGATCAACGGCGGCACCAGCACCAAAACGAACCCCTTCGGCATCGCGGCGGTGCAGGGCCTGAAAGACGGCTTTACCAACGGACTGGCGACCGCGATTACCAAGGCCGCCGAAATCGCCACGGCCATGTTGACCGCCCTGCAACGCACGCTGGGTTTAACCGGAAGCACGTCCACCGTAACGCTGGGGTATGGGCAAAGCGTGGTACAGGGCGCGATAGATGGCCTTGCCGGAATGGTGACCAGCGTGACCAACGAAGCGAAAACCGTAGGCGACGCGATTGCCACCGGCATTGCGCAGGGCATACGCAACGGCGCGAGCGCCATTACCGACGCGGCCCGAATTGCGGCGGCCCGCGCGCTGGCCGCGGCGAAAAAACTGCTGGGGATCGCTTCGCCCTCCAAAGTGGCGGCGAAAGAACTGGGGCTGCCCTTCGTGCAGGGCATTGCAAAGGGCATGACAGCCAACGTGGGCGTGATCGCGGAGAGCATGAAAGGCGTAACCACCGGCCTGATGGACAGCGCAAAGGCGATGAACCCCGTGAGCCTGCCAGCCGGAACGGAAGCCACCAGCGGAACGACGATTGTATCGGCCGTGCTGCAGGTGGGCGAAAGACAGTTCGGCAACCTGATCGTAGAGCTGGCGGACGCGGGACAGGGCTTTGCCGCCGCCAACCGGCAGCGGCTGAACATGGGGGTGCAGATCGTATGATACGGTTTCAGGGAACGTACCCGGCCTACGACGAAAGCATCCTGCTGGTGGGGCTGCAAAACGAAATCATACCGGAGATTGAATATACCTCGCAAAAAATACCGCAGCGCGCCGGGGTGCTGGGCATCAGCAAAACGCACAATGTACGCACCCTTGCGGCCACCTACCAGCTGAACGGGAAAAGCGCGGCGCGCAACATGAGCCTTGCCGCTGCGCTGGCCCAATGGGCGGACAGCGAAGCGGCCGGGCAGCTGGTGCTGGACGAAACGCCCGACCGCTTTTACTTCGGCATCCTGACCAACGCCAGTAAACCCGATTACGCGCAGGAATGGCCGGAAGTGACCCTGACCTTTACCTGCGCCAACCCGTACGCCTATTCCATGGAACAGCACAGCGCGAATGTGGGCGAAACCATCGACTATCAGGGCAGCGTGCCCGTATGGCCCACGATTGAATACACGCCGGGAAGCAACCTTGCGCAGGCGCAATGGACGGACGGCACCCGGACGCTTACGATCAGCGACCCGGAATACACCCTGCGCGCCGGGCACCGGATCGCCATGGACTGCGCCAACCGGCTGGCGACCGACAACGACGTTTCCATTATGGCCTATATCACGCTGTTTTCCGACTGGCTGTACATGAAGCGCGGCCCGAATACGATTACCGGGCCGGGCGGCGTGGTGAAATGGAGGAACGTTTATCTATGAACCTGCTGCTGTTTGACCAGAACGAAAGGCTGCTGGCCAACGTAGACGCGGTGACGACCTGCGAGCACACCGAGGATGAAAACGGAAACACCCTGATCGTGACCGGCTACGGCATCCCACAGACCGCCGATTACTGCGCTTTCCGGGACGTGGACGGAGATTTGCAGCTTTTTCGGATTATGACCCGCGCCGAGGACAAAATTACCCGTGAAATATCGCTGTACGCCGAAAACGCCTATTATGAACTGCTGACCGAAAGGCCGCTGATCGACGTGCGCCCGACCGCGGTAACGGCAGGGATCGCCGCGACGCTGGCGCTGGCCGGATCGCGCTGGGCCGTGGGCACCGTGAGCATCGGCAACCTGACGGCGACCACCCGCTGGTATTACCAGAACCGGATCAGCGCGCTGGCGGACGTGACAGAAAAATGGGGCGCGCGGTTGAAATTCCGCGTTGCGGTATCCGGCGCGCGGATCACGGGGCGGTATGTGGACGTGTTAAGCGCCGCGCCCGTATGGCGCGGGAAACGCTTTGAGATCGGCAAAGACGTACTGGAAGCAAAGTACACCGTTGACCGGCGCAACGTGGTAACGGCGATGATCGGCCGCGGGAAGGGCGAAGAAACCGGCGACGGGTACGGCCCGCGGCTGGATTTTACCGGTGTGGAATGGTCGATTGCCAAAGGCAACCCAGTAAACAAGCCCAAAGGGCAGGATTACGTGGAAATACCGGCCGCTACGGCCCGGTACGGCGTGCACGGAACAAGGCCGCTGTACGCCACGAAGATATACAGCAACCTGACCGACGCGGGCGAACTGCTGCAGGCAACCTATAACGACCTGCTGGCCGCGTGCGAGCCGACCGTTTCGGCAACGCTGACCGTGTTTGATCTGGAAGCGATGGGGCTGCCGTACGAGGCGGCCCGGTACGGCGACGAAGTGGCCCTGATCGCCGACGACATCCGCTACAAAACGCAGATCGTGGGCGTGAAGCGGGATTACGCGGCGCGCGGGCGGGATACCCTGCAACTGGGCGCGCCGGGAAGCTCGCTTTGCACGCAGATCGCCCAGTTACAGCGATCGCTGGCCGAAACGGATAGGAAAGCGCTGGCGGGAATGGCGGTGGTGCAGGCCAACCAATCGCTGCTGAACGGATACATCGACACGATGGTGACGCGCATCCAGAGCAGCGGCACCAACCTGCACACCGACCCGGCAGACGGCAGCCTTGTGCTGGAAAGCACGGACGGAAACCGGGCCGTGAAACTGACGGGTAACGGCATCCTGATCGCCAAAAGCAAAACGGGCGGCGTGTGGAACTGGACGACGGCGCTGGACGGCGCGGGCATCGTGGCCAGTATGATTACGAGCGGCGTTTTACAGGCAAGCCTGATTAAAATACTGGGATCGGAACAATTCTACTGGGACGCGGGCAACATCATCATCCAGAACCCGCAAAACGCAAAACAGCAGATACGAATCGGCTGTTACGACGGTACGCATCTGGGCATCGCCCTGACGGTGGACGGCGGAAAAACGTGGGCGCAGGCAATCGCCTTTGACGGCGTGACCGCAACCGAGCTGAACGCCGCGACCGGGACGTTTACCGGGGAACTGAAAGCGGCGACGGGCACCTTCGGCGGAAAGCTGCAAACCGGAAACTGGCTGTTTGACAGCGAAGGGAGCAAGTTTACCAGCGGAAGCAATTACCTGCGCATGTTTATTGAAAACAGCGTGGCGTACTTTAAGGCGAACGGCTACGCCGTGGAATACGGCAGCGACTACACAAAGCCGGTAACGGTGAAGGGCAACAGCGTAACGCTTTTCAGCACCGGCGTAAACGCGAGCGTGAGCGCAAAAAAGATCGTAGACGGTTACGAGTACAACGACGTGTGCTTTGTGTGCGATCAGGCCGGAAGCAGCGCCGACAGCGCGGCCGGAAACCTGGGCACGTCCTCCAAAATATGGGACATTGCGTGGCTGAGGTACATCCACTACTTTACGCTGAAAGCCGAATCGTCACGCAAGGTGAAACACGACATCCGCCCGCTTGCGGACTACGGCGAGGCGCTGGACGGGCTGGCCCCCGTGACGTACGTATACGACAACGACCGCACCGAACGCACACGCTACGGCCTGATCTACGAAGATACGCTGCCCGTGCTGCCGGGCATCTGCCTGCCCCCGGAGGACAAATGGGACACGCCGGGCATCGACTACGTGCAGCTGGTGCCGGTGCTGCTGAAAGAAATACAGCAATTGCGAAAGCGCGTAGCGGCGCTGGAGGGCGCGGCCCGGTAAAGGAGGGGATCAAAATGGCCGACATCAACAGTTACAGCCCGATGAGCGGCAATATCATCGGCGCGGACAACCGGGCGTACAACATCGTGGACTTACTGAAAGGAAAAACCCCGGTCAACGACCAGATTTACGACATCACGAAATATCCGCCCATCGGCGGGATCGTGATCGGCAACGACGGGCGGGCCTACGACCTGACAGAGCTGATCCGGCAGATGGTGATTACTGCCTACCAGATCGCCGTGAGCCACGGATATACCGGCACGGAGGCCGAATGGCTGGCGAGCCTGAAAGGCGAACCCGGCAAAGACGGCGCGACCGCCTACGAACAGGCCGTTGCCGCAGGCTTTACCGGCACGAAAAGCGAGTGGCTGGCGAGCCTGAAAGGTGAACCCGGCAAAGACGGCGCGACCGCCTACGAACAGGCCGTTACCGCGGGCTTTACCGGCACGAAAAGCGAGTGGCTGGCGAGCCTGAAAGGCGAACCCGGAAACAACGGCGCGACCGCCTATGAACTGGCCGTTGCGGGCGGTTATACCGGCACGCAGGCCCAATGGCTGAAATACCTGCGGCAGGGGCCGGAAGGCGCTTCGGCCTACGAACTGGCCGTCGCGGGCGGCTACACCGGCACGCAGGCCCAATGGCTTAACAGCCTGAAAGGCGAGAACGGGCCAAACGAGGTAAACGAGAATACGGCGACGGCGTTTAACGACCTGCTGATGGGCAACGGTACGAAAGTACGGGCGGCCACGAAGGGCACGGATTATGCAGGCCCCGACCAGATCGCTAACGCGAACCTGCTGCACAACTGGGACTTCCGAAACCCAATTGACCAGCGGGGAAGCGTGACCAACGGCACGGCGATCAACCCCAATTACCAGTACTTTATTGACCGCTGGGTGGGCAAGGGCACAATCACCTTTTACACGGCGACGGGCCTACTGCTGGCACAGGGAGCGAGCATACGGCAATACATGGAGCTGGAATACACGACGCTACTGGGAAAAAGCCTGATGGTATCGTGGCTGGACAGCGGCGGAACCACGCGCACCGGGAAGGTGACTTTCCCGACAGCCGTGAGCGGGACAGCGGACGTGTACGGCGCAAGCGTGACGCTTTGGAACCTTTCGGTTTCGCTGGGTTTCCGCTACGGGAACACGGCGATCAACGGCACTACGCGGGCATGGACACCGATGATCCGCCTGACCGCTACGGCGCAGACGACGGTGGCCGCCGTGAAGGCCGAAACCGGCAGCATCGGAACGCTTGCCATGGACGCGCCGCAAGACCCGGCCGCCGCGCTGGCCCTGTGCCAGCGGTATTACATGGTGCTGGCCCCATGGTGCCGCGCACGAAGCACCCAGCTGACATCCGGCCTGATGGACTTTCCGGTTACGCTACCGGCAAGTATGCGGGTGGCCCCGTCGATTAACGGCACGCTGGTGGTGGCGACGCTGAGCAACAGCGTTCAGAGCGACTTTACCTTTGCGCTTCTGAGTATGAGCGGCGGATTTATCACCATACGGGCTACGAAAGCTTCCCACGGGCTGACCGACGCCTGCATGTACTGCACGGCGGACGTGGGCTTTTCGGCAGACCTGTAAAGGAGGGAACGGCATGAATACGGTATACGTGAAAACGGACGCGAACGGACGAATTACCGCCGTGAACAGCGACGCGTTCCTGAACGACCCGACCGGGTGGGCGGCCATTGACACCGGGTGCGGCGACGCGTACCTGCACGCGCAGGGCCTGTACCTGCCGCGGCCGCTGACCGACGAGCGGGGACGCTACCGATACCGGCTGGAAAACGGCGCGCCGGTAGAGCGGACGCAGGCGGAGCTGGACGCGGAGGGCGACCCGCCAGCCGCCGACCCCGTAGCCGCGTTACAGGCGGAAAACGCGCTGCTGCGCGCGCAGATACAGGCGGTAAGCGACCGCGGCGACTTTGTGGAGGACTGCATTACCGAAATGGCCGAAAAGGTATACGGCGATGCGTAAGGTAATACGGGCTGCGCTGATCCGGGCGCAGCTTTTTCTATTGCGCGTAACCCTGAAAGGAGGTGAAACCATGATGGCAATGTTTTTCGCCCAGCGGGTGATATTGGGCAAAACCGCCTATGCTGACGTACCGGCCGTGCTGAAACCGAAAGTTGCGGAACTGCTGGAAGAAAGCGGACTGAGCGAGCTTATGCAGAATACGGCGGCCTGACGCGCCGGTGTGCGCAGGGAAACGAAGGGAGGTTGAAACCATGAGTACCGACCCGGTTACGTATAACCCCCAAAGCGGGAACTACATTGCGGCGGACGGCCGCGTTTACAACGTGGTGGATATGCTGGGCAGCGGAACCCCGATCAACGAACAGGTTTACGACGTGAACCAATACGCGCCCAAATGCGGCCTTGTGCTGGGCAGCGACGGCCGGATGTACGACCTGCCGCAGCTGCTGCTGGCGCTTGCCGCAAAGCGGGAAAACGCGCAGCCCAAAGATTCGGCTGCCGAAAGCGCGGAACGTAAACGCCTTGCGCTGCTGCGCGCGAGCGACCCCGCCATGACGCTGGACAGGCTGGGCCTGACCGTGCCGGAGGGGACGACTTTTAAGGCGTGGGAACCGTTTTTAACCCGGCTGGGCGACGCGCTGACTGGCGACGTGGCCCGCTACCGGCAGGCGCTGCGCGACCTGCCCAAGCGCCCGGACTGGCCAAACACCCCACCGGAGGACTGGCCGCAGGCCCCGGAAGGCATGAACGAAAACTGATGTATCCCGAAAGTTTGAAAACCGCCGCAGGCAAGCATCCCTGCGGCGGTTTTGAATAGGGAAACGCGCGTAAAAACACAGGATACGGAGGCAATACGAAATGGCGACGAAAATTACGAACGCGGCGTTGATTACGGCCGGTAAAGAATTGCTGGCTTACGCCAAACAAACCATGATCCCCTACGTGAACAACGGTATGACCCTGAAAGGGATGGACTGCCAAGGGCTGGTGGAATACTGCCTGATCCGCGCGGGCGTGCCGGAGCGGGAATGCGGGCTGGCCGGGAGCAACGCGCACTGGCGCAAATGCGTATGGACAGGCACGCCGGAAGAATGCAAAGCCGCCTTCGGTTGCATCCCCGGAGGCGCGGCCCTGTTTATCTGGCAGCCGGACGGCGCGCCCGCGAAATACGACGGCGACGGCAGGGGCAACGCGACCCACGTGGGGCTTTGGCTGGGCGATACGAGCATTGCGGCCAGCGCCAGCCGGGGGTACGTGATCGAAAGCAACTTTAAGGGCGCAAGCATCAACGGCGGGTGGAACCGCGTGGGGCTGCTGCCGTGGGTGGACTACGGCCTGACGGATACGCAGAAGGCGGCGCTGGCGGCTGCAGCACCCGCGGACGAAGCGGCGGCACAGCCCGCTACCGCTACGGTGGATACCAGCGCCTTTGTGACCGTCGATATGGCGCACAAGTGCAAAGGCGGGGCCGTGGAACGCCTGCAAACGTGGCTGAACGACCTGGGATATGGGCTGACCGTGGATCACGCCTTCGGCCCCAAAACCGACGCGGCGGTGCGGCAATTCCAACAGGCGCAGGGGCTGACCGCGGACGGCATCGTGGGCAAGCAGACGTGGGCCGCGCTGGCCGCCGCGCGAGCAACCGCCGCCGAGGGGGCGCAGGGCTAATGAACGACGCGATGATTACTTCGCTGGGCGCGGTGGCCGTGGCGCTGATCGCGCTGATCGGCACGGTCTACTCCTCCAAAAAAACAGCGGAGAAGGCCGCGAACTCCGCCGCCGAACGGGTGGGAACGCTTACGGTCTACCGGATCGACCAGCTGGAAAAGAAAGTGGACAAGCACAACACCCTGATTGACCGGATGTACTGCGCGGAAAAACAGCTGGGCGTACTGGACGAAAAGGTGAAGGTGGCCAACCACCGGCTGGACGATCTGGAAAAGGAGGAATAACGCGCATGCCTGAAAAAGTACGTTCGCCCGACGCGGCCAAACCCTACGTGCAGTTTTCCAAACGGGTGGTGACGGCCGTGACCGCGGCGGTGACGCTGATCTGCGTGACCGCCCTGATCTTATGCGCCGCAACAGGGTATACGGCCGGGCTGGTGGACGTGGTGAAAGCGTACATCGGGTACGCCGTGATCGTATTTACGGCGTACAGCGGCAACAGCGCCGTGGAGAAATGGTTAGTGAACAAGTACGGAAACAACAAGACGGAATAGGAGGGCGTATATGGATATGCTGAAAGCGACGTTATCGCTGGTAAACTGGCGCGACGTAGGCAACCGGGCGGTAAAGACCTTTATACAGGCCGCCGTGGGCTATCTGGTGGCCGCGCTGGCGAACGTGGACATCTTTAGCAGCGCCAACGGGAAAACGTTCTGGATGGGCCTGCTGGTTAGCACCGTGGCCGCGGGCGCAAGTGCCGCGTGGAACGGCGTGGTGAAGCCGGTGCTGGGGACAGTGAAGGACGGGTGGAAGGGGTAGGATGGAAACGAAGGGGGGAAGGAAGGCCCCGGCCCTGTGGGGGCCGGGGCGGGAATACTCATTTTGAACTTTTCTCTTTGGTAACGCCCTTGAAAGGCGTGCCATCCTGCTTAACATCCATGAATTTCCCGGTGTCCGTATCGCGCTTTACCCATTTATCGTTTTGAGGGTTAAACGTTTGCGAACGTTTTGTAACGGGACCGTTACGATGACCATCGCCAGCAGGGGGATTGGTTGCCATGTTTGTCACCTCCAAAATGTATTTTCTTTAAGCCTATATGTTAGTTGTTCTAACAATGAGCTTATGCGCACGATTATCTGTAATTTCGTGAATTTTCATATATTAACATATTGGCTGAGGAGTAGTCCTATGTTTAATTTGTTGCGTACCTATATCTATAAGCTGTCATACCAGCATCGGTCATAAAACTGGTTAAATCATCTAAAGAAAGAGCATGCTCACGCACTTGATTATCGTAATCGGCACTCCAATTCGCATCAACCACGGATACAGAACTGAAGCCACACCAATTATCCCAATGGACTTCAGAAACAATCATTGTATGAGGATATGGATCGCCGGACATCTGAATTGCATCGCCTGGACAAATAGATTGGAAAAAACTTGTCATATCATCATATTGCGAATTTTTCTCATTCGCGCTTCCCGAATCATAATGAGCAACAATATTAACATCATCACACCAAGGTAACCATTGTCCGCCATCCGCTGCTGTATTGGGTATAGATATATCAAAGGCTTTCTTATATACAAATTCGACAAACCCCTTACATTGGCCACTTGAACTAGGGTTGTCCCCCCCTACATATTGCCTTGCGACATCAACAGCTTCTTGATCTGCGTGAAACGTTGTCGCATAAGCACTAGTAGCACAAGTAACGATAATAATCAATGCATAGAGTATTATACTGATAACATTCCGTTGAATTTTCGTTCGTTTCATCCCCCATCAATCCTTCCTTTATATTCTTTTCATACCATATATTATATTTCTTAAATTCAGATAGTCAATATACACAACTCATATTATTCCACTTATCATTTGTATATGAAATTGTGATCAATTGAAATGTATGAACCCAAGCGTCGCATGGAGCGGTATCGTGAAGAAGATACTATATCGAAAAGGGATAGATAGAAGGTTTAACGATGTAAACAGTAGCGTAATCAGTAGAAAAAATCGTAGGGCCATTCGCGCCCATTCGCGGCAACAGAAAAACCCGCCGCAAATCCTTATACGGCGGGCCTTTGGCGGAGAAGAAGAGATTTGAACTCTTGCTGCGCGTTAGCGCACTACTCCCTTAGCAGGGGAGCCCCTTCGGCCACTTGGGTACTTCTCCAAGCCGATGATGCCATGATGTATGCAATTGGCGGAGAGAGAGGGATTCGAACCCCCGGTGCCTTTCGGCATCACTGGTTTTCAAGACCAGCGCCATCAACCGCTCGGCCATCTCTCCTCGTTTGGAACCAGCGAGAACGATTATAACAGAGTACGCCGGTAAAGTCAACGGAAAAAGGCTGACCGGAAGCACTTTTCTGTGTTCGTTGACAGGTGATTATCGTAACGAAAAATCCGGAGCCGACGAAAAGCCATCGGCTCCGGATGACTTGCAATCCTCCGCCCGGTTATGGCTGCGGGGTATTGCGCATGCAAAGATAGCTTAAGGGCAGACTTACGACAGCCGCAGTCAGTTGGATGGTTTGCCACTCGTTTTCGATAAAACGCGCGATATCCACCAGTACCTTCGTCCACTGTACGCCCAGGATAAGCATCTGGTTTTCATCCGCCCTGCGCACCACTTCTGCCGCCTGACGCACTGCGGGGAACAGCATCAGGATGGTGAGCAGCATCGGTACGCCGATGAGAATCGTCAGCGTAAGCGCGCGATTCCGCCGCAGACAGCAGCCCAGCAGATAGAACAGGCAGCACCATTCCACCGTATACAGGATATAGCTGGGAAGCGTGCGGATCGCATCAGTAAGGGACTGGCTAAACAGCGCCGAGCCCTTTAGCTCCCCAAAAAATTGCACAAACACATATTTGCGCGGCATCGTGTTCGCCAGCGTCAGCGTTAACCCGCCCGCGAGGATGCTGATCAGCATCGTACCAATGAGGACTGCCGTCATCCCCGCAAACAGTGCCAGCAGGTTCCCGATCCAAACCGACAGACGCGAGGTGCCGAAACGCAGCAGAAAACGCGTTGACTTCTGCGCCGCGATGATCGCGCATACTAAAGCGGCAATCAGGGTGATGCTCAAATCCGCATAAACGCCCGTATAGGTAAACTGGATGTCAAACACCAGCGGCATCAACAGGGACAGTATCTGCGAAGCAAGCAGGATCAGCAGTACCCATACAACGGCCTTCCCCAGCACTTTCCAATGGTAACGGAATACCCCGTTTAACCGGGCGCTTTGCGCCCAGCCTGCGTTAAGCGTTTGCTGCAT